ATCAAGATGGGTATGTCGGCGATATTGCTAACGAATTAACCACTACTACTAATGCAATCAAATACGTAAAAGAACTAGCCTATAACGTTGTATTAGGTAACACAACTTCTACACCTTATCAATCTACTGTAACGCAAAATTTAAGTTTACCAGTTGCTACAGGCACAGAAGCATCTGCAATCAGAACTGATTTTCAAGTTATCATAGACATATTGGAAAATGGCACTGCTGGCGTAACTGATATTGTAGTTGCAAATGGAATCGATATATTAAATGCAGATGCACAAAAGGCCTACGATTTATTACAAATTAATAAAAGTTTTATTCAAGCAGAAGCAGTTGCTTATGTAGAAAGTACTAAAGAAAGCGGATTTGAATACGATCAAGAAAAATGCCTACGTGATGTAGGATATATGATTGATTCAGTCGCCCACGATACTTTATACGGCGGAAATAGACAGGCGATTCAAAGCGGTGTATTCTATTACGGATTCTCAAATACTCAAAGTGCGGTCGAAAACGAACAAGCACAAACTTCAGCAGCGTTTAATAAACTAAAAGAAATTATTCCTCTTATTATTACTAATGTAGAAATTACTCCTACTATTAATAATACAGCAACTCAGATAACAAATTTAACAAGTTCTACTATTGCAGTTGCAGGTATTACTAATAATATTATAAGTTTAATAACTGATATAATTACAGAAGGACCAGATGTAGCAATTGAAGGATTGCCAATTGGCCAAACACGAACTACTAATATAGATACAGAAGCAGCCGCAACTATACTTCTTGCAAACAGAGACTTTATTAAATCAGAGACTATTGCATGGGTAGACAAATATTACGGAACAGGTTTTGTTTATGATCAAGCCAAATGCTACCGTGATACCGGGTTAATTGTTGATGCTATCGCAACTGACTTATTGTATCCTACTGATGAAAAAAGTCAAACTACTTTTGCTGGATTGCAGTATTGGAACCAAGCAGGGTATATTGGAGACATTTCTAGAGAACTTACTACTACAACTAATGCAATTAAGTATGCAAAAACTGTAGCAGCCGAAGTTGTTCAAGGAATTACTACAGGTACAAGATACCAAAGCACTGTTACACAAAATGCAGCAAGCACTTTTGCAACTGCTGTTGAAGGAAATATTGTTGCGGCAGATTTTGATGTGATTATTGACATTTTAGTTGACGGTACTGCCGGTGTAACTGACAAAATCGTTCCAAATGGTGTACAATCTATCGACACTGCAACAATTAATGCATACACATTACTTGTTAACAATAAAGAATATATTCAAAGCGAAACTATTGCTTATATTGAAGCAACTAAATTTGATTACGACGAAGAAAAATGTTATAGAGATAGTGGTCTAATTGTAGACGCTATTGCATTAGATTTATTATACCCAACTGATACTTACAGTCAGTCAACTTTTGCAGGCCTTCAGTACTGGGATCAGAACGGTTACACAGGTAGCATTGCTGGAGAATTAACAACAACTACTAATGCTATTACTTACGTCAGCGCTCTTGCACAATTAATTGTTCAAAATGATGAAAGCGGCACACGCTACCAAAGTACTGTTACTCAAAATACAAGTTTAGATGCAGCATCGTCGGCTGCTGCGTTAATAATTGACACTGAGTTTACAGTAATCACTGATATATTAACTAACGGCACTGATGGAGTAACGGATACTATTGTTCCTAACAATATTGCGGAAAGCACTGTTACTGATGTTATTAATGCTTACAATTTATTAGTTCTTAACAAAGAATATCTGCAAGCCGAAGCAGTTGCATATGTAGAAAGCACAAAGACTAGTGAGTTCGAATATGATCAAGAGTTATGTTTCCGTGATATTGGATACATAGTTGACTCAGTTGCATTTGATTTACTGCACAGCGGAAATAAACAAGCAGTTCAAAGTGGTGTTTACTACTACAGTTTTAATGCCAACAGCACAGCAATTCCTAACGAAATTCCACAGACTCTGCAGGCATTTAACTTTATTAAAGAAATATCTCAGCGCATTGTAACAAATACAACTGGAACAAATTATCAAAGTACTGTTACTCAAAATACTAGTTTAACTGCTGCAACAAGTTTTGAATCAGAAATTTTAGGAAGAGCAATTAATACTATTACTAATATTATTAGTGATGGACCTAGCGTAGTAACTGCAAAAACTCCTATTAGTTTAGATGCTAGCGGCGATGTAAACAAACTTCGTGCAGCATTGATACTAGAAATCAATAGAGATTATATTCAAGCAGAAACTGTTGCATTTGTAAATCAAACTCAGCGATTTATATACGATCAAGAGTTATGTTTCCGTGATGTTGGATACATGGTTGACTCAGTTGCGTTTGACTTATTGCATCCTTTACATGACGGTATACCTAGTAATAGACAGGCAATTCAAAGCGGTGTATACTATTACGGTTTTAGTGATACATCAAGTGCAATTGCAGGAGAAATACCACAAACTACTGCGGCGTATAATTTTATTAAAGGATTATTGCCATACGTTGTAACAGGCGAAAATGCAATTCCTCAGCAGCCGTTTATTACACAAACTACAAGTACATCAGTGGGTACAAGTAATGAAATTTTAGATGTTCAAAATAGTATTGATACTATTGTAAACATTATTAATAACGGTCCTGGAGTTGCAAACGAAAAAGTACCTGTAAGTTTAACAAAAGACACTAGTACAGATGTATATAATGCATATCAATTGCTGGTTGCTAACAGACAGTTTATACAAGAAGAAACTATTGCTTATATTAATAATAATTTTAAATTTGGAAGTTATCAAAATATTACTGAACAAGTATTTGATTACGATCTTAGTGGCGGCGAACGAGCATTAACTTCATTGGAAGAAAAATTTGATATTATTGCTGATATTATTAAGGATGGTGCAGACTCAAGTCCAACAATACGTAAGCCTAGACAGTATGTTGATAGCAACCAAGGTGTATTAAATGCTAGAAGATTATTAGAAAAGAATAGAAACTTTATTCAAGAAGAAGTTGTTGCCTATGTTGATAATTTATGGCCTAGCAAGTTTAGTTACGATCCTGTTAAATGTAGTCGTGACACAGGATTAATTGTTGATGCACTTGCTCAAGATATATTATTTGACGGCAACACCCAATCGACATTTGCCGGGTTACAGTATTGGAATCAAGATACTGTACTTTTTCCTAGTGAGCAAACAACAACAACTAATGCTGTTCGTTATCTAAAAGATATTGCAACAAAGGTAATAACAAATAACACTAGCGGTTACAGATACTCTACTAGTACACAGATTGAAAATACAAGTACTGCAACAATTGCTGTAATTTCTAATATACAGGCAGGATTTGATCTTATAATCGACATCTTAGAAAATGGAACAGCCAGAATTACTGACCGTATTGTTCCGAATAATTTAAATCAAAGTGAAATATTGGCTGTTCGTTCTGCATACGAATCATTGCAGTCCAATAAGAGTTCAATACAAACCGAAGTTGTTGAATATATCGATCAAACAAATAATTTTGTTTACGATGAGGCAAAATGTTTTCGTGACACTGGGTTAATTGTTGATGCTATTGCATTAGATATGAAGTATCCGACTACTGGCGACAGTCAATCAACATTTGCAGGTTTACAGTATTGGAATCAAGGCGGATACACTGGGTCAATTGCTAGTGAATTAACCACTACTACAAATGCAATTAATTATCTAAGCGGTCTTGCACAAAAAGTTATTGTTAATAGTCTAACTGGTACTCGTTATCAATCTACAGTTACTCAAACAACTAGTACAAGTGTAGGTACCGCAGCCGAATCTGCAATTATTGGTACTAACTTTACATTTATTACTGATATTTTAACAACAGGCACAACAGGAATTACTGATTTAATTGTTCCAAATGGCAGACCAAGTCTAAATGCTAATGTTTCTAATGCATACAATTTGCTAATTGAAAACAAAGAATATTTACAAGCAGAAGTAGTTGCATATGTAGAAAGCACTAAAGAGGAAGGATTTGAATACAATCAAGATAAATGTTTCCGTGATGTAGGATACATGGTAGATAGTGTTGCATTTGATCTAGTACATGGAGGAAATAAACAAAGTATACAAAGTGGTTTTTATTATTACGGATACGATTCAACAAGCACAGCAATTGTTAACGAAATACCTCAAACAACTGCTGCTTACAATAGAATTAAAGAAATTATACCGTTTATTGTTCAGAACGAAATTGTATCTGTAAGTCAAGGCAACACAGCAACGCAGGTAACATATATGTTACCTGCTACTATAACACAGGTAGGCGTACTACAAACTAAAATTGATAGAATTACTGAAATAATTAACAATGGTCCAAGTGCTGCTCCTGAATTAGAACCAATAAGTTTAACTGCTGATACTGATCCGTTAGTAGATCGTGCATATGATATTTTAGTTGCAAACAGAGATTTTATTAAAGCAGAAATAGTTGCATATGTTAATCAACAATTTACTGGATTTGAATATGATAGAGAAAAATGTTTCCGTGATGTAGGTTACATGTTAGATTCTGTAAGTTTTGATCTGTTGTATAGTGGTAACAGGCAGGCTGTGCAAAGTGGTGTTTATTATTACGGATACGATTCAACAAGCACAGCAATACCAAAAGAAATTCCTCAAACAACTGCTGCTTACAATTTCATTGAAAGAATTGTGGGAGATATTGTAACTGGTACATTAATAACAACTCCACAACAATATACTGTTGTTCAAGTTGTTAGCGATGATGTAGCAAGCGAAGATGAAGCACAAATGATTCGTGACAATGTAAACTTTATTAATTCAATTATAGAATTTGGTCCAGATCAAGTTACGGTTAAGGAACCAATTAGTATTACAGAAACACAAGACGTAAAAATGCGAAATGCTGCATATTTGTTAAATGCTAACAGAGAATTTATTCGTGCAGAAACAATTGCATTTATTAATAACACATATCAAACTGGTTTCTTATATGATAAAACTAAGTGCCAACGTGATACTGGATTAATTGTTGATAGCATTGCATTTGACTTATTGCACGACGGTGTGACTGAAAGTACATTTGCCGGATTGCAATATTGGAATCAAGATACATATGTTGGGTCAGTAAGAGGCGAAATTACAACAACTACAAATTCTATCCGTTACATTAAAGAATTAGTAGCAGATGTAATTGTTAACAATGAAATTAGTTCAACTGTTGGTAATACTGCTACTCAAAATACAAGTTTACCTGCAACTACCGTTGGTATTGCAACGTTAGTAACAGGCAATGTTGATATTATTTTAAATATTTTAGCAAATGGCACGGCAGGAGTAACAGATATTATTGTTCCTGATAGTACTTCTTCTAATAGAGAAGATATTAATCGTGGATATAACTTATTAATGGCAAATAAAGAATTTATCCAAGATGAAGTAATTGCCAGAATTGATTATGACAACACTGAATTTGATTATGATAGAACAGTTTGCCGCCGAGATATAGGATACATTGTTGATAGTCTAGCATTTGACTTGTTGCACGAAGGCAATAGACAAAGTGTAACAAGCGGAGTTTACTATTATGGATTTGATGCAGCCGACACCGTAATCGATAATCAAGTTTCTCAAACAACTGCTGCGTATGATAGAATTAAAGATATTGTAGGAAGTATTGTTAAAGCAGAAGCAGTTAATCAAACATATCAATATAAAGTTAAACAAGTATTGAGTACGAATACTGCTACTGATTCAGAAGTAGTTGTTTTACAAGAAAAAATTGACATCATTACTGACATTATTAACAACGGTCCAGAACAAGCAGGAGCACAAACTCCAATCGATCATGTTGCAAGTACAAGTACTTCAGTTATTAATGCATTTGATTTATTAATTGCAAATAAAAACTTTATTAAAGCAGAAGTTGTTGCATATATTGATGCGAAATATACTGATACTCCTAATTATGACAGAGATAAGTGTTATAGAGATGTAGGCGCTATTATTGATGCAGTAGGTTACGATGTTGCTTATGGCGGTAATTATAATTCAGTTAATACAGGTAACGGTTATTTTAATAGAAAAGGTCAGTATCATATTGTTCGATTAGAACAAAACGTTACTGATCCTACATTGTTTATTGATGGTGCTACTGTAAGATTTTATCAGCAGAGTTATATTTCCGCAAGTGGATATTTGTTTGAGTATGTTGGTGCCGGTACACAGTACGGAGCGTTACCACAAGTTGGTAAGGCTGATCCTGTACAAGAGAGAGAAGTAGTTCAGTTAAATAATGGTAAGGTGTTCTTTACATCAACAGACCAAAACGGAGACTTTAGAATTGGCCCAACGCTGGTTATTAGTCAAAGCACTGGTGTGTTGGCAGGTCGTACATTCGAGAAGAGTTTGTATGCTACAATGACACCGTTTATCTTAGTGGTAGGAGCATAACGTGGCAGCATTATTAAGTGGAAGAGTTAAAAACCCAACGTCAACTGATGGATTCATCGGTCTAAGCGAAACACAAGTAGCGTTGGGTAATACTCCCAGAGATGATACTGGTTATGCTATCATTACAATAAACAATATTGCCACTTATACAAACAAGTTACAACAACTTCAATTTGCTACAGACAATTCTACTGAAACTAGAATAACTAGTCAATTACCTGACGGTAATATAATAATTGAAACTACCGGAACTGGCACTATCTACTTGTTAGGTAATGTTAGTATTCCAATATTAGATGCTCAAACTGCATTTAAAGGGCCTGTTCAAGCAGCAACTATTGAAGATGTAGACCTTATTGGCGGTGCTCCTTCTACAGTTGATGGAGTTGATCTCGAGTTAGAAAATAGAATATTAGTTAGAGCACAAACTGATCCGGCTCAGAATGGTATATACATTGTAAGTTTTGTAGGATCAGGAGCAAACGGCACTTGGTCAAGAGCGTCTGATAATAATACGGCTGACAAAATGGCATCTGCTATTGTTAGTGTGCAAGGTGGAGATACATTATCAGGAAGGTATTTTTATACAGATTTTTTACCCAATCAAGAACTCGATGTTGATCCTGTTGCATGGTATCAATTGATTGCTGATTTTAAAGATCAATTTATAGAAAACAAAAATATTGACAACTCATCAATTGGATTTTTTAATCCAGGTTATGGTGGATTTAACGATCTCAGAGCAGTTAGTACAACTACATCAACTGGCACAGATAGTGGCGCATTATTAGTATACGGCGGAGCAGGCATCGGCGGCGACGTTAATATTGACGGACTTACAAAAGTTTGGAATTCGACAAGTGCAACTTCTACCTTTACAGGTGCTATGCAAATAGCAGGAGGTTTAGGTGTTAACGGCGCAATTTATGCTCGATCAATATATGTTGACGGAGTACCACTAGATGAACCTTTTTGGAATGGTGGACAAATAACTAGTCCGTTCTATGTGGCTAACATCGAAGGCGCAACAAGCACCATGACAGGTGCATTAAAAGTACTCGGCGGCGCAGGCATAGGCGGTGCATTGTATGTAGGCGAAAGTATTACATTAGAAAGTCCTAATCAAGTTAATAGTGTTTACTTTCGTATGCGAAATACTGCAACTAACGGACAAAGTTACACATGGAGAGTAGGCGGAAATAACTTTGCAGGCCAAAGTGGTGCCAACTTAAATGAAGGCGGTCTAACTTTATATAATGACACAAACAATACATACCGTTTAGCAATAACAAAAGGTACAGGAAACCTGCTTGTAGGTGCTCAAACAGACAACGGAACAGACAAATTACAAGTGTCCGGTAGTGTCCGATTCGGAGACGGTCAACTGTTTACTCGTAGTACCAGCATAAATAACACTAGTACTACAGTTATAGACAGTTTTCCTGCCGCAACTTACAGAACTGCAAAGTTATTAGTGCAAGTTGCTGACGGAATTGGGTCCGGAGCCAAGTTCCATGTAGTTGAGATCGTAACTTTACTTGATAATGACGGAAACGTTTACAAGTCAGAATACGGTATTATTACAACAGGAGGGTCGTCGGGAGAGTTTGCAGTAGATTATAATGTAGGTGGTAACGGATTAGTTAGACTATTATTCACAGCAGACCAAACAACGGCAAAATTGGTAAAAGTCTTAAGGACAGCAATAAGCAGGTAAAATGTTAAGGATTAAGAAATGGCAAACATAAAAGATTTCGTCGTAAAACAAGGCATAGTTGCAGAAGGGACCGCAGCGTCCAATAACACTGCAACTGGTGCATTACTTGTAGGCGGCGGAGCGGGTATAGGCGGTAACGTCAACATTGGTGGTTATATTAAAAGGCAGGGAGATGTAACTAGCGATACACACAGTCTAGGTGCGCAATTATCTTTTAGAGATGCGGTATTCACTGATAGTTTAGTAACAGGCAGATCAGCCTGGGGTATTGTAAACTATTTTGGCAATCCACAATTAGATACAATCAGTGAAGATGCAACATACACTAACGCTACTAACATCTTTATTAAAGGTCCTGCTCAAGCAGTTGCTGGCGGCAATTTAACAATTGAAAAGTCTTGGGCATTATATGCTAGTTCAGGTAGTTTTTATATTGGTGAAACAAGTGGCAGTACAAGTACTGCGGCTGGCCAAGCATTACAGATAGCAGGCGGTGTTAGTTTTGGCAACGGAATTTACGGCGCAGGTGGCGGAAGTCTATTCGGTTACTACGAAATTGATGGTAGCCAAGTTTTAACAAAGGCAACACAAAACGTAGGTCTTGCAGAATTTCCAGACGGCATTTTAATATCAACTTCTACGCAAGCAGTTAGCACAGCAACAGGAGCATTAGTTCTTTCAAACGGCGGCGGCATTGGCGTTGCAGGCAATGTATATGTAGGTGGATACTTAGCAGTATTAACAACTGCAACAATTTTAGGCACAGAAAATGCATCCAGCACATCAACTGGAGCGTTAAGACTCGAAGGCGGTCTAGGCATAGGGCAAGATCTGTTTGCACAAAACGGCGTCTTTGTTTCTGGAAATTCAAATACTAGCACGGTTGGCGGCAACAGTGTTCAAATTACTAGTGGCGGCGGCCTAGGTGTTAGCGGGTCTGCATTAATTCAAGGTCTAGTATACTTAGAAAACACTACAGACTCAGATGCTGTTGACACAGGTGCATTGGTTGTACGAGGCGGTGTTGGAATTGAACAAAATTTAACAGTTAATACTGTTGATATTGTAGGTACAACCTTAGCAACTGATGAAAGTTCAGGTGCATTAACAGTTGCAGGCGGCGTAGGAATTGCTGGTAATTTAGTAATTGGTGCTACTGACAGTTCTACTGGAACTACTGCATCAAATGCATTAGTTGTAGCAGGCGGCGGATACTTTGGCGGCGATTTGTCAGTTAAAGGAACAACAGTAATTGAAGGAGACCTATTACTATTAGGTATAGGTACACAAGTCACAATTAATTCAACAAATACTTACATTGTTGATCCGTTAGTCGAAATTGGCGGCGGTATAGATGGTTCTATGCTAACTGTTCCAGATGTATATGACAAAGGTTTATTAATACATTATCAAAATGCAGCAAGTACAGTAACAGATTGGCGTGCATTTATTGGTCTAGAAAACACTACTGAACGCTTTATCTTTAAAACAGATATTGATCCTAGCGTAGAAGGTGAAGATCCCTTTGGCGATTATTATAACAGCGGTACCTGGAGTACATTAGAAGCAGGTAGTTTAGTTTTAAGAAATGATTTAACAGTTAACGGAACAGCAAATGTTACCGGATCTGCTGAGTTTGAAAATACTGTAACATTTACTAGTGCAGCATTTTCATCGACACAAATTTTAGATAATGCGTTACAAGTTCCAAATGGCGGCATTGGCGCAAGATATTTGTACATTGAAGAATCTGGTTTTATTAAAAATGCTGAAATTCTAACAACTGGTACAATTAACAATAACATCGGCGGATTGTTTACTAATACTTTCCAGTTTGCTAACTTAACTGAGGCAAACAGTACTGACACCGGCGCAGTAACAGTTGGTGGCGGCGTTGGTATTGGTGGTAATTTATATGTTGGCGGCAATCAAGTACTGTACGGAACATTATCTATTACAGATGAAACACAATCTGTAGACAGTAGTACAGGAGCATTAACTGTTCTTGGTGGTGTTGGCGTTGGTAAGAATCTAAATGTAGGCGGAACTGTTGCAATTACAGACGCAACTAACAGTACCGGTACTGATAATGGTGCGTTGACTGTGGCAGGCGGCGCCGGCATTGCAGGTGATGTATATGTCGGCGGCTTTATTGTAGCAACTAACACTGTAACTGTTTATCAATTAATTGTCACAAGCGAAGAAGATAGCACAGCAACAGGTAATGGTGCTGTAACTATTGCAGGCGGCATAGGTGTTGGCAAAACTATAAATGCAGATAGAATTAATGTTCAAACTGCTAGTATTAACAGCGGAACAAGTTCTACTTCAACTAATACAGGTGATTTAGTAGTTACTGGTGGTGCAGGTATCGGTGAAAACTTACATGTAGGAAATAATCTACAAGTTTACTCAACATTAACATCAATAAGCACTAATACAGGTGCATTAGTAGTCGAAGGCGGTGCCGGCATCGGTAAAGATGTCTACATTGGTGGTAAAATTACTAGAAACGGTGAAGTTACTGTAAGCCAATTAAACTTGGGCGGTGCAGCACTAGCAATTTCGACCTCTACATATATAGACGAACTGTCAAGCGGCACACCTAGCAGTTTAGCAATTAATAGTTTTGGTCGTCCTACAATTGTAGGAACATTAAATCCAACATGGGGCGATGCTTCTACATTATATATCGATAATGCTCCGCAATTTACAGGTGGAGCCAATGCTACACGCAAGTGGGCCGCATTCGTTAATCAGGGTGCAGTAAAAATTGCAACTGGCACAGTTAACAACGGTACTACAAATAGTGGTGCATTACAAGTTGTTGGTGGTGTTGGCGTTGGCGGTTCACTAACCGTTGGTGGAAAAGTTAAAGCAAACACTGTTGAAGTTGGATCTAACTTAATTAGTTCTCCGGGAATTACAGGTAAGAGCGATGCAACTGCTGCAACTATTGATACATATGTAGGTAACGAATTTACTACAGCAAAATATCTAGTACAAGTTAATGATTTAGGAACACCTAACAAGTTCCATGTTGTAGAATTAATGGTAACATATGATGGCAGTGCTGCAACCAGCGGCGTTTATATCAGTCAATACGGTATTATTACAAACACAGGCGAATTGGGCACGTTTGATGTCACTTACAATTTAGGTGATATCAATGTTATCTTTACACCAAACTATACTCCAGTAAGTATGAGTATACGAGCGGTGCGATTTGCAATCATAACTTAACATACAGGGCAACTTAGTTGCCCTTTTTTATTTTGGTATAAATACTCGAATAATATACATCGCCGTCATGTGGAAAGGGAAACTGAATGGCACAAGCAGATTTCATCGTTAAAAACGGTGCAGTAATTCTTAATGGGTTAACTGCCACCTCAACAAGTACAACATCGGGTGCCTTGGTAATTCAAGGCGGCATTGCTACATCAGGGCAATCAACATTTGGTGGCAATTTAAACATTGTAAACACTACTACCGCAGTATCAGACACTACTGGTGCGTTAACTGTAGTAGGCGGAGTGGGTATTACTGGTGACTTATGGGTCAAAGGAGTAAATCTTACTCAAAGTGATCCTCATGTAGTTTATGTTTCCGAGTCAGGCAATGATGCAAACGACGGGTTATTGCCGCAGTCTTCAGTACAAACAATTAAACAAGGTTTAATTTTAGCCAGAAATATATATGATACTACTGGTCAGGGTGCAGATGTTAGGTTACACGCAGGTGTGTACGTAGAAGAATTTCCGTTATATGTATCAACAGGTACTGCTGTTAAAGGAGCAGGACTTCGTCAAGTAACAGTTCGTCCTACTACTGCTACAAATACTTTTACGGGTTTTTTGCTAGACGGCGAAACAACTATCAGCGACTTTGCTATTACAAGTTTTTATAAACCTGGTTATGCATTTGCTTATGCTCCTAATGCAAAAATTACAACACGCAGTCCTTACGTTGAGCGTTTTTCCGTAATTACAAGAGGTTCAAACCCTACTGCTAACGATCCGTATGGATACGATAGCAACGACGCAGGCGGCGGCGCATACTTAGATGGAAGTCAAGTTGATAAATCTTCATTAGAAGCAGCATTTTTATTCAACGAAGCCACGTTTATTACTCCTAGTTCTACTGCTATCTACGCAACTAACGGAACTAGAGTTGAATTACTAAACGGATTTAGTTACTTCAGCGAAAAAGGTATTCACTTTGAAAGTGGATCAGAAGGTTGGGGCGGAGCAGGTAAAACTAAATTACGTCTCGCTAATACTACAGGCACATTTGCTGTAGGTGATTTCTTATACTACAAAGGTTCTACAGGAACCGTAGTTGCTAGTGGTGAAATTGCTGCTGTAGATTCTGATTATATCTACATCGATGGAAAAGCATCTGGATTTATTGAGTCAGCAGACCGTGCTGGAAAAGTTGTTAACGTTTACGGCAACACTGAAATCAGCAGTTTTCAGCGTAAAATTGGTAACGGATCTGTGCATTTTACAACAGATGGTGATTTATTAGACATTGTTAGTGATGCCGATCTTCAATATGGTACAGGTGCATATACATTAGAAGCATGGGTATTTTTAGATCAAGGTGGTAGAACACAACAGATCTTTAACAAAGGTACTACTGTAGCCACTGAATTTGGTTTATATATCGACTCTGCTAATAAAGTAACTGGTCAACATAGTAGTACATTAATGACAGGTACTAGTGTATTGAGCACAGGCACTTGGTACCACGTTGCCTTATCAAGAGATACTGGAAATAATTTATACTTGTTTGTAGACGGAGGATTAGAAGCGACCGATACTTCTACTGCAAATACTACAAACGGTGAAAGTTTAACAATTGGTGGTAAAACTGGAGTTGCTAGCAACTCAATTAGAGGTTATATTGACGAAGCACGAGTAAGTTCAGTTGCTAGATATACAGCCGGCTTTACTCCGTTAACAATTTCTTTTAATTCTGACATCAGCACTACTGTTCTAATCCACGGTGATGGTGCAGATACAAGCATTGATATTAAAGATGACGGCCAAGGTTCTCAAAATGTTTACACAACAACTGCAACAAGTGAAGATTCAGTAATTGCTAGTGCGCAGGCTATTATTCTTGCAGACTATAGACAATTTGGCGGTGAATTGCGCTCAATTGGTTCTGCAGTCTGTTACGGCAACTACGGTATATACGCAGATGGTGAAGGTGTTGACCTAAAAGCAATTGCATTTAACATGAGTTATATTGGATCAGGAAAAGATCTATCCAATGACGCTACTTTAGCAGTTCAAGCAAATGAAATTATTAGTCTAAATGGTGCTAAGGTATACTATCAAACAGTTGACCATATTGGAGATTTTAGAGTTGGACCTGAATTCCGTATTAATCAACGTACAGGTAACGTTGACTTTGGAACTGCTAACTTCCGGTTAGGCCCGTTATCTAGTTTAACAGTTAGTGACGGTGTTAATGCTGTTGTTGTACAACCTAGTAGCATTTCAGTAGGATCGCTGTTGCTTGGCGGCAATAGAATACAAACTATTAGCGGCAACTTAATTTTAGATCCTAATGGAAGTTTAACTACAATTGAAAGTGATTTACAAGTAAATGGCGGCTTAAACTTTACAGGACAATTTTTAGCAACTAGTGTAGCAAACAGTACTAGTACTACTACTGGTGCTATTGTCGTTAGTGGCGGCATTGGTCTTGCAAAAGATTTATATGTTGGAGGAAATGCAACTGTTGCTGGAAATTTAATAGTTAAAGGATTAACTACTACAGTTAATAGTACTCAAACAAGTATCAGCGATCCTGTATTAGATTTAGGTACTGGAGCAGATAATACTGATATTGAAATTAATGATGGATGGGATCGAGGATTATTATTTCATTACAACACATCGCCCACTCAAAGTGTAGCAAGTTATACTAGAAGTTTCTTTGGTATGGACAATGCTTCTGAGGATCTTGTTTACAAAGTTGGAGTTGCTAACGGAACACTTACTTCATTAGATCCTGACTTCTCTTCATTAGGAAGTTACGGCGGTGCAAAATTTGGTCGTCTATATTTAGAATTATTAACTCCTGGGTCTCCTAGTGACGGCGCACTAGTAGTTAAAGGCGGCGGCAGTATTGCCGGTGAGTTGTATGTACAAAATACTCAAGTAGTTACTACTGGAACTATAAATCAATATGCAGTAACTGAAGCAATTGGCGGAGAAGACATTGATGTAGACGTTAATATAGGAATAGTAACTTTTACAAATACTTCTACTTTACAATCAGTAACTAGTAGAGGAAGTCAAACTGACCAAATTGTCTACTTTACAAATACTACAAATTCATTTAATACTATAACTGGTGCTGTAGTAATTACAGGCGGACTAGGTGTAGGTCAAGATATACACGCAGAAGACATTTATTCTAACGGTGCGTTAGTTGTTACAGAAGGCACAATTGGTGCATTAGGTATTACTGCACTATATGCAGGAACTGACACTGCTGTTAGCAGCCAAACAGGTATTGTTTACGTATGGAGCACTTCTACTTTAGAAACAGTAACGTCTAGGGGAAGTTCTACTAGTCACATTATAACATTTACTAATATTGAAGAATCTACTGCAACAGATAACGGTTCAGTAGTTGTTTCCGGAGGTGTTGGAGTTGGTGGTAATTTAAATGCAAGTCAAATATTTGCAAATGTTGGATATTTTATCGGTGGCAATTCTTCAGTATCAGAAACTACTGGCGATTTAATTGTAACAGGTGGCGCTGGTATCGGTGAAAATTTAAACATTGCTGGAATTACAACTGTACTATCCAATCAATCATCTATTGATACATCAACAGGTGCATTGTTAGTAGTAGGCGGCGTTGGCATTGGTCAAGATCTAAATGTAGAAGGTGAAATTACAAGCAATATCGGACAATTAACTTTGAATGGTATATCATCGTTAATTAATGCAACATCAAATTTAGATATTACTGGTGGAAGTAATTTAGGAATTACATCAGTAGGACAACTAACTATCGGTTCTTCTTTAGCAGTGGTATTTACTGATACAAGTGTAGTATATATTAACGGAACAGTAAATGCAACTAACAGCGGATCAGGAGCATTAGTCGTAGCAGGCGGCGCCGGGTTTGGCGGCAACATTTACGCAGCAAATATTTTCTCAAATAACAGCCAAGTAATTACTAGTGCAAACTTAGGTGCGTTTGGTGTAACGTCATTAACTACTGGTTCAGGAATATCAATATCTACGACAACTGGCGCAGTAATAATTGAATCAATTGACACATTACAAGATGTAACCAACAGATGGTCAACTACAACAAATATAGTTACTATACAAAATGATACAGCAGCAAGCAATACTGCAACCGCAGCATTAATTGTTCAGGGAGGCGGCATCGCAAGTGATAGTTTGTATACTAATTTTGCAATTGTTGGAACTAATTTACAAGTTGACGGTAGCGCACAAATAAATGATGTATCTGATGCAAGCAACGAAACTACAGGAGTATTAACTGTTGCCGGCGGCGTTGGCGTTGCAAAGAGTTTATGGGCCGCAGCATTGTATGACGACGGCCAGCGTGTTGTAACTAAGATTAATCCTAATTCTGGACCTGGTATTACAATCACTGACGAAATTGGTATTGGAACAGCAACAAGTTTTACAATTAATAATGCAGGTGTTATTGCTGCTGTTGGTAGTGCGTACATTGGAATAAGTTCAGCAACAGGTATCGTTACAATTACTAACTTAGGTGTACAAACTCTAACCGCAGGTACAGATACAAGTGTAAGTAGATCAACTGGTACTGTGACAATTTGGAGCACTAGTACATTGCAATCAGTAACTAATAGAGGTGCAACAACTGATAACGCAATAAGCATTACTAACACTACAGATGCTAATACTTCCACTGCCGGGGCATTAATTGTTGGCGGTGGCGCCGGAGTTGCTAAGAATTTAATTGTTGGCGGTAATGCTGCTGTTTACGGCAATCTACAGGTATACGGTAAGCAGACTTATGTAAATTCAACTCAAACTGTAATTACTGATCCGGTAATCGGAGTAGGTGCAGGAATAGACAACAGCAATTTAGGTGTTAATGATGGTTTAGATCGTGGTATATTGATGCACTACAATACTACTGCTACTGAAAACATATTCTACGACAATCATGCCTTCTTAGGTATGGACAATGCTACACAAACGCTTGTGTATAAAACAGATGTTTACCCAGAAGGAGTTCAAGAATTTCCTGCACTATTCTCCAACACAGGCTCATTTGGATTAGCACAGTTTGGTGGATTGTCCTTAACAAATAACACAGTTGCTTCAAATACATCAACTGGCGCTTTAACTGTAGATGGCGGTGTCGGCATTGGTGGAGCATTGTATGTTAAAGATGCAATTTTTGTTAACGGCAATCAAGTTCTCACATCAGGCGGTGGAGGCGGTAGCGGATATGTAGAAGCATTGTATGCAGGAACAGATACCGCAGTTAGTGCAAATGCAGGTGAAGTTACAATATGGAACACAAGTACGCTTCATTCTGTTACTGAACGAGGTAATCAAACTGCGTTTAATATAATTATTGGAAATGTAACTACTGCATCAAATGCAACTGAAAATGGTGCATTTAAGGTATCAGGAGATACAATTCTAAGTAAGAGCGCATTTATTGTAAACAATGCAATTTTAGGTGCAGAACTTCCTGCAGCATCTGATTCGAATGCAAATTTATTCTTACCATTTAGAGGAACCCCGGGTACTTATAGAAATTATGTAGAATTACAAGCAGTTAATGCAAACGACGTTTCAAATTTAGATGGCGGCGCATTTATTAAATTTCGTACAAGCACAACAGCAGCATACGGTCCGGAAATTGGTGGCGTTAGGCGTGCAAGTGGCGAGGGCGATTTTGTAATTAGAACAGGTAGTAACACACCGCAAGATAGAGTCACTGTTAAAGATGACGGCGACGTTGTAATGACTGGCGATTTATCTGCCGGTAGTTTACAAAACACTCCGGTCGGTAGTGTAACATCTAGCACAGCAAGATTTACAACTCTCGAAGCCAACGGCGCAGTTAAACTTACTAACACTACAGAAGCAACTAGTTCAGTAGACGGCGCAGTAGTTGTTGGCGGCGGCTTGGCAGTAGGTTCTAACATTGTTGTTGGACCTGGTGCAGAAACAAGAGGAGTTAAAAATGCTAACATTTATGCTAGCGGATCATTCACAACAGCCGGCGACGCCCAAGCAGGTACATATGTTTTACGAAAATCTTTAGGAACTACATCACTTATTGCATTAACAACTGATGAAGGAATAGTAGGAACTACTAATCAAATAACTTTGCTTGACAATTCTTCTTACACTTTTAAAGTGTTAGTGACTGCAAGAGCAACTGCTTCGAGCAATGGCGGTGCGTGGGAATTTAACGGAGTTATTACTAGAGATACTGGTGCAGGATCGACTAATATGAGAATTGTAAACAAAACTAAAATATGGTCAAGTTTAACTGGGTACGATGTTGAAGTTGTAGCAGACACTGCAAATGGGTCTTTGCAAGTTAGTGCAAAAGGCCATGACAGTAATTTTGTTAGATTCGTTGCAAGAGTAGATACTGTAGAAGTAACTACCTAAAAATAAACATATAAATATTGGATAAGAGTTAGAAAACTATGGCAATAAATTTTGATACCAACACACCAGGCAGCGTAACGCTTAAATCGCCGTCAACGGGCACTGTTACCTTAACATTACCTGATACTGCTAATACCAGCGGTTGGCAACTAGTATTAGCAGATAACACAGGCACATTAGAATTTGTGCCTCCTGGCACCGGCGCAAGCGGCGTAGCAGGTGTAGACGGTGCTACCGGTGCTACTGGTCCTATTGGTGCAAGCGGAGCAACTGGCGCTACTGGCCCAGTGGGCGCAAGCGGCGCAGCAGGAGCAAACGGATCTACCGGTGCTACAGGTCCTATTGGTTCAACTGGGTTAAGCGGTACAGTAGGTAACGCAGGCTCAACCGGTGCTACAGGATTTACTGGTGCTACAGGAGCAACCGGTGCTACAGGATTTACTGGTGCAACAGGCGGCATTGGTGCTACGGGCGCTGCAGGCGGCGCAGGTTCAGCAGGAGCAACAGGTGCTAGCGGATTGGGGTACGATGTTACATCTACAACTAGTCATCCAACAGCAGTAGGTACTAGAACTTTTACTGTTAACAAAGCAAATGCTTATGTAATTGGCGGCCGAGTACAAATTACTTCTACAGCAGTTCCTACAAACTATATTCAAGGTACTGTTACGGGTATTGTGGGATTAAACATAACTGTTAGTGTAGATTCAGTAGCAGGTTTTCCGGGCCAAACTTACAGTTCTTGGAAATTTTCAGTTGCCGGCCTAAACGGAACAACAGGCGCTACTGGGCAAACAGGTGCATTCGGATCAACAGGTGCAACTGGTCCGGGCGGTAATACAGGTAATGACGGTGCTACTGGTGCTACCGGTATTCAGGGTAACCAAGGATCAACAGGTGCTACAGGTCCTCAGGGAGCAAGCGGCTCAGCCGGTGGCGCAGGAAACCAAGGTTCGACAGGAGCAACTGGTTATACTGGAACTACAGGTGCTACTGGTGCAACTGGTTTACAGGGAACAACCGGTGCTACAGGACCGAGCGGAGTCGGCGGCACTACGGGCGCAACTGGTTTTAATGGATCAACCGGTGCTACAGGTCCTAGAGGAGCAGGAACATGGACTCCTATTTTAGGAACAGGAGTATCATCTACTGATTATACAGTGTTTACAAAAACTGGTGGATCAAACGGTGCTTGGGATGTTCATGTATATTCAGCAGAAGGATTTGTAAGAGGTGCCGCAGTTGCAGCAAGAGCAGGCGGGACTGCTACTTATCGTGTGATGTTTGGTTTAAACAGTGATCCTGCTGCAAATGCAAGTTTCTCTTCAATTGATTATTCATACTACATGAATAACGGTTCTGTTGCAATTTATGAAAGCGGAGCAAGTGTAGCAGGTAGTTGGGGAACATATACTACTTCAACAGAATTTCAAATTACTTACGATGGATATTTTGTAAGGTATTACAAAGACGGAGTAATGCAGAGAGAAGTTTCCCGTATAATGGGAACTGCATTATATTTTGATAGTTCGTTTAACTATACAAATAATTCATTAACTAATGTGTCATTTGGTATGGCTGGCGAGTTAGGCCCTGAAGGTGCTGCTGGTGCAGGTATTGGTGCTGGCGGAGCAAACCAAGTTATCTATAAAGATAGTGGAAACTTATTTGCTGGTAGTAATAATTTAACATTTAATGGTTCAAATTTAAATATCGGTGGCGCATTACAGTTTGACGGTAAAATAAACTGGGATAGTACTACTGGTACCACGCAAAAAGGTTCTCCAACTATTGCGTTTCACAGTGTTCGAAGCGGACTAAAACATCCCAGTTACTTGGACGAAAACTTCTTAAGCGGAAGTAACAACATCAATGTTTACAATAACTCTGGTGGTAGTAATGTAACTATTACTCGAACAGCAAATAACTCAACTATTAATGCTCCTACTACTAGCGGATATGTTTTAACAATTAATCATACAGGAACTGTTGCAAGTCCTGGGTTTGGTGGTTTTTACTTTGCCGTAGGTACTAGAGCCAATGCAATTTTAGTTTCAACTTTTACAGCGAAATTACCAACAGGCAGAACAATTAACTGGGGTTCTAATGCCATCGGTACTAACGGAACAAGTTACTGGTTAACTAATAATACAGGCACAGGCAAGTGGGAAGAATATTCTTATGTTGTTATATGTGGCAATAGTGGTAGTTTTAGTAGTACTCACTTTTTCTATGTAACTGGCGGTGCAGCACCTAGTGCAGGAGCACCATTAACTTGGTATTTGGCAAGCAGTGCAATTTATGATGTAACTGATCAAAGAAGCGATGTACTTTATCTAGATCGTGTCGGCAGCACCCCTAACATCAAAGGATACGGTGAAGGACAGATCATTATTGATGGATCTACTACTGGCAAGGGTGTTTATCTAAATCATTATGTAAATGGCAACGTCTATGCTGCAAGTGGCGGCGGCAAACTAGCAGTAGGTGGTGGTACTGGTCCGACGTATACATTAGATGTTTACGGTACAGGTGCAGTTAGAGATTACTTCCGTATTACCAATGCTGGTGGCGCACAGAAACTGTTAATGGGTAACCAAGATAGCAGCGGCACTAATAATCCTAATATTATTACAGCGGCTAACGGTACGCTGTCATTTGGAACAGGAAACACTTGGGCTACTAGTGGCGGCACTGTTAGTAATTTTGCAACTTTTGCAAGTGCAGGAGCAACAATTGTAGCAGGATCAGGTACAACACCTGCTCTAAAAATTAACCCAGGCGGAAACAGTTGGAGTGAAGGTATTCGAATTAATCCTAGCCCAGGTGGTTGGTCCGGACTATATCTCCCTTCTACAGCAGACGTTACCGGCGGCACATGGTTAATAGGTAAAGCAGGCGGACTTGCCAACCAGTTCATCTTAATGAAGAACGGATTTACTGGATCTGTAGCAGTACGCTCAGATGCTGCCTTTGACGTAAGTTCGACTACAGGTAGATTTACATTTGGTTATAATCCGTATGTAGGTACAAATCAAATATGGCACGCAGGAAACTTAACTGATGCAAGTCAGTTGGGCAACAGTGGCGGATATGTCGGCGCTGGCGGCATTGCAACATTTCAATATGTAAGAACAACAGGCGGCGGCCTTGCTGATACTTCTGGAACATCATCAGCACTAAGAATCTATGCTCCTGGAGGAGCAGCATACGCTACTGGAACTAGTGCAGTAACTGGTGCTATTAAAATTCGGTTACCGCAGTATCGTTCATCTACAATGATGAGAATGACTGTCAAGATTTTCGAATACGCTGGTGGAACTGGTGCAGGAACTAGTAGAAGTATCGAACTAGGCGGATACAACTATGGTCCAGGCGGCTGGTATAACACTTTTGCTACACAAGAAACTGACGGTGGCGGAAACATTAATGTACGCTTCGGACATGACGGAACGAAAAATGCTATCTGGATTGGAGAAACCGGAACAGTATGGTCATACCCACAAATTTTTGTTACAGAGTTTCAAGCAGGGTACAATAATTTTGGATATACACAATGGGTAGACGGCTGGTCGGTTAGTATAGACAGTAGTTTTGGTACAGTTGAAACCAACATAACTGCTGCAAGAATTCACACTAGCGATAACCTAACTAACCTAAGTCAGTTGACTAACGGTCCTAGTTTTGTATCTGCATACTATACAGGACCTACTGACTTCCGTGGTGGCGATCACATGTTTACATCTGAAGGAACTGGCGCCAGCACTATCAACAACAGCACCTATGCTCTACAAGTTGGTCCCTTTAACAATCGTATTACAACTGCAAACAGTTACTACGGCGGTATTGCGTTTAACCATTTGTTAAACTACAGCGGCGGTACATTAAACGACGACAGCACAAGTTATAATACTTCGCCGCATGCATGGATAGGTTTGCGATTGCATGATACTCCTGGTAGCGAACGAAGTTTCTTAGTATTTGCTACCAAGCCAGGTACTGGTACTAGTAATGCTGGCGCAGACATACCTAACGAACGTATGACAATTGATCCAGTTAATGGATATGTTGGTATTAATGTACCTGATCCTACTCATAGATTACATGTTAACGGTGACGTTCGTTTCCAAGGCAATAGTCGTGCGTACTTTGGTCCTAATAGTACATGGGGTGCAGATTTAATTATCGGCGGCAATGGTAGAACTGACGCTACTAAGTCTACTGTGGCGGCAACTAATGGAAATTTACACATTGACGCTGCTAACGGCTATGATTTGTACTTAAACAATTACAGCGGCCGTCCTATATATGCAAGAGGCAGCAATACAAACTGGGACAGTGGTAATTTAAGTAATTTAAGTCAGTTGACTAACGGTCCGGGATTTATTACATCGAGCGGTTCAGCAGGCAGCATCAGTGGTGTCACTATTGATCGTATTGTTTACGGACAAAATTCTACTAAAACAACAGAAACCGGGTTAACACAAGCACTTTCTTCTGGATTCTATAACGCCTATAACAACGGTACTCCTACAGGTACATGGTATACTGCAATACATGTTCGCCATACTAACACTGGTAATAATTACGGCGGCCAGATTGCAATGAGTTTCTACAACGACGGTGATATTTACAATCGTCGCATTGAAAACGGCAGTTACAGTACTTGGCGTAAAATTTGGAACAACTTTAATTTAACTAACCTAAGTCAGTTGACTAACGGACCTGGATTTTTAGGCAAGTTTGGTAATACTTATTATCAATTAGATACATGGTTGCAAGGTACAGGAACACACGGCTTATATTTTCCAAGCAGTGGAGCAGGAACACGCTTCTATCCTAACCCTGCAACTTACGGTTCATTCTTAGTCGAAGGTGGCAAGGGCGGATATTGGGGCCAGATGTATTTGACCAGCACAGGTCAGCAGGGTATGATGACCTCCGGAAACCTTGTTGGCTGGTACAATCATAGCGGTGGATGGAAGTTCCGTTTCAACAGCGGTGATGTGTTCTACGTCTATAGTGCATCAAACGGAGGCGGCTCTGCAAGAACAGTATGGCATAATGGTAACTTAACTAACCTAAGTCAATTGACTAACGGACCGGGCTTTGTTACAGGAGCAAGTCAGTCATTAAGTTACAGAGGAGCAATAACAGGCGGCTCTCAAACAGAAGGAGTATTAAACTCCGGTTGGTACACAGTAAACGAATCAGGATATGGCACATTCTTGTTCCATATGGGCGGCGCCACTTCATCTACTCGTAGTGTTCAAATGTATTTCCACTACGATGATCGCATGTGGATTAGAACTGGACGAGCCAGTGAAACACAATGGGACGGTGTTGGAAGATATTCTAGATTAGTATGGACCAATGGATCATTGACTAACCTAAGTCAATTGACTAACGGACCGGGATTTGTTTCAAGTGGGAGCAGTCCTACATTCCAGGAAGTTTATGTCAACGGTTGGTTCCGTAACAACACTAGTGGCAACGGTTTATATAACCAGGGAAACGCAAACCACTGGTATGCAAGCGCAGGCAACTACTGGGACACTGGGCTAACTACGTCTGGCGGTATTAGACTGCGTATTGGTTATAATGGTACGGTTAGAGGACACTTATATTGTGATACTAGCAGCAACTCAGGTCTATTAAACCAAAGCGGCTCGTGGAAAGTTCGTGTTAATGGTAGCGACACTGAAATTTACGATCTGTTATATTGGAATGATGGCCGTGGATACATCTTCTACGATAGAAACAATACTGGTTATTATGTAGACCCTGCAAGTACATCTAACCTTAACGTTATTAACAATGAAGGTCAATATGGTAGATGGTGGGAACCAAAGGGCGTAGGTGGCGACAGCGGTAACGGTGGCCACGCATATAGAATTTTCCAAGAAGGCGGTGGCTGGGGATTTCCATATCCTGACTTACGTATTGCATTCCATACTGGTATTAAGTTTGGTGCAAACACAAGTTATGAAGGTATGCGTTTCTACACTGATTACGATATGAGTAGTCGTGTTATGCAGGTCAACGGTAGTTCCAACTATATCTACATGGACCGCTGGATTAACGTTGCTGGTAGCCAAGGTATATTTTCTGGTACCAACGGTGCCCACTTTTATCCAAATAACGTAACTTACGGAGCATGGAGAGTAGACGGAACACGAAATGGTTGGTGTGGTATACACTTTACTACTAGTGTAACGTTAATGATGAATAACAATGACGGTGGTATTCATCGAGAAGGTGATGGATGGAAGTTTTATTTTAATGGTAATAACATTTATGCAAGAGGAGAAGTTACTGCTTACTGGTCAGATCGTAGATTAAAACAAGATATTACTCCGTTAACAAAAGGTTCTGGTCTAGAACTTATTGATAAACTAGTACCATCTCACTTTGTTTGGAATGCATTAGCAAGAGAAGTAAATCCAGAGTTTAAAGAAGGACAAGAAGAAACTGCGTTAATTGCTCAAGAAGTGCAAGAAATATTACCAATTGCTGTTGCTGAAAATAAAGCAGGTAGAAGAGCAGGTAAAGGTTCTAGCATGGAGAGTTATCTAACTGTTAAATACGATAAGATAACGCCCTACTTAATACAGGCAATTAAAGATCTAAAAGCAGAAATAGAAGAACTAAAGGAAAAAATAAATGGCTCTAATTAAAAGTGTTGAACTAGCAAATGGAATTATTGCTGATCAAGCATACCACGTAGTTAGCGATGTAATTACATTCAAAATTCCATCAGACAAACCTGATCCCGGCGGTGTCAGGCCGGACAGTGCGCCTGACCATGTGTGGAAAAAAGGATACTACGGACGAGTGTGTGTTAAAGTGTATTATAACAAAACGGCAAGAGATGCAGGCAAATCTGCTATTTTAAATATAGGAGTGTATCCTACTGATATACCCGCAGATTTACAAGCAGAAACAAAAACTGAATCTAACTTAATTTGCACGTTAGATATAAATTCATCTGCTAGTATTATTGAGCAAGCGTATTCTTACTTAAAAACTCTTGATTATTATGCAGATACAGTAGAGGAATAATATGTCAGTAACTTATACTTGGCGAATCACCGGACTTAGAACTAAAACTGAAGGCAGTAATACTGACGCAGTTGTCCAAACTCACTGGGAAAAAATAGGAACAGATGAACACGGTCATACTGCTTCTTTTATAGGGGCAACGCCCTTTACATCAGTTAATGTGCCAGAAGGAGAATTTTTACCTTTTTCTCAATTAACTGAGGAAGTTGTATTAAGTTGGATTCAAACAACGATAGATTCTAATCCATCATATAAAGCACACATAGATGAAAGAATTCAAAAGAAACTTGATTACTATCATGTAAGCGAACCTAACTTACCATGGAATAACGAACCTTCAGTTGCGCCGATTCCGGAAACTAGAGATATTAACGATCCAAACGAATTACCCGGATCTGAACGATAATTTTATTGTTCATTATCTACATACATAAATAATTTTATCTTAACGGAGATATAAAATGAACCCAGATCAAAAAATTGAATTGTCTTTAGACATTAACGCACTTAACACTGTTATGGCAGGCTTAGGTAAATTACCATACGAGCAATGTTTTGCAGTAGTTGACGAAATTAGACAACAAGTAGGACCTCAAATCCAGCAGCAAGGCGGCAGCGGAGCAATGGGACCCGGCTCAGAACACTAAATACAGTATTAATTTTATCGGAGATAAAAAATGGCTGTAACTTATGACTGGGGCGTAGAAACTATAGAGATGTACGAAGAGTACAATGGTTTAGAAAATGTAGTATATCGAGTAGTATGGAAGTGTACTGCGACTGGAGATAACGGCGTAGTAAAAGATCAAATCGGAGTAGTTGATTTAAACTTACCTACAACATCAACTGGATATGTTTCAATTGCTGAATTACCGAGAACACAGATTGTAGATTGGGTTAAATCTAAAGTTGCAGTTTCTGTAGTTGAGAGAAGTTTAGTTCCTCAAAGCAAGACTGTAAGTTTTATGGACACTACATCAACTACAGTTACTGTTGCAGAGCAAATTGCTGCTAACCAAGCGCAACAAGCGTCTGATACGCCAACTCCAGATCCAGTCTAATAAATGCAAGGCGAATGGGCTTATCTTAAAAGTCATTTTTCGGTAGAACAATGCAATACTATAATTAGCAAAGCATTACAACTGCCAGAAATGCAAGGTAAGATGGGTCCAGACAACAGCAAAGTTACTGATTGGCGTCGAAGTACAATACGTGGTATAATGAGAACTCCCGAATGGGAGTTTCTCTATAAAGAAATAGATGAATTAACTGCAAAAGTTAATGCAGATTGGTTTCAATTAGATTACACCCATCTTCCTGCAATACAATTTGCATCGTATGATGAAAAAGAACAAGGATGTTATAAAAGACATTGTGATACTTTTTTAGCACCTTTACCTACACACAGAAAAATAAGTTTTACTGTTCAACTATCAGATGAAAATAGTTATGAAGGCGGAGATCTTTGTTTTTATGATGTATGTGCATTACCTAATCAAGAAAATATGCGAGTTAGAGGCACCGTTTGTTTCTTTCCTAGCATTGTGTTTCATGAAGTTAAGCCAGTAACAACCGGCATTCGACATAGCCTTGCTGGATGGTACGAAGGTCCTCATTGGAGGTAAATACTACTATGATTACTTACGAATGGGATTTTCCGAGATTTCAAACTAGACCTTCACAGGACGGTTTAAGTGATGTTGTCTACAATATTGAATATGTACTTACTGGTCATGATGGCGAAGGCCATGGGCATCAGTTATTTGGTAATGTTGATGTAGGTAGTCCAGAAGCCGACTCATTTAAACCATTTAGATTACTAACACAACAAGTGGTAGAAACTTGGGTAATAGATGCGTTAGGCGAAGAATTGCTAAACGATTTAAAAGAAGTGATCACTAATCAAATTGATTCTCAACGATTGCCTGCAACTTCCACTTTAAATAGACCTTGGTAATTAACCAATAATATCAAACAATAATTCTATTTTAGTTTTATTAGTCTTGTTTGTAAGACTGCGTTTTACACCTTGATGTAAAGGTTTAGGCCAATGAGTTAAGTCACACCATGCATACCCTACATGTTCATTGTTAAGTGTAGGAATAAATTCTCGATCAATGATTAAAATATAAGTGTGATAATAAAAGTGTTGATCTTCACTTGTAAACAATTCTAACGGAATTGTTTTTCTAATGGTGGGAGTTTTTCCCACTTCTTCTGATATTTCTCTTTCAAGTGCAGCATACGGCGTAGTATCAGATTCTTCTTTTTTTCCTCCGACAATACCCCAAGTTCCTGCAGTTTTACCTTGATTTCTCAATAAGAATAAAAATCTTTTTGTGTCTTTAGCAAGAAAAAGTCCACCACTTGCAATAATATCGGTCATAAAACTAATCGCCATTCTCCAGGATAATACATACCATCTACACTCTTAGACCACTGCTCACCGTCCCATTTGTATTGTATTCCTGTATATGAATTAGTTATGTATATAACTTCTGTTGCAGCGGTTGAATTGAAAATCACATTCCATTGTACACCGTCCCACTGAATTATGTCATTAGCAGTTGCACTGAGTCTACTTTCGTTGGCATTTTGCCAAGCAGTCGGACCGTCATCTGATGTAGAATCGATATCTTCTAATATCAGATAACGTGTGTCAATTGTAGGATCACCTGGATTATAAGTTAATGGATTAATGACAGCATTAATCGTACCTCTACTGTAAGACTGCGTTAAATCGTATATGTCAGTATTTAATAAAGTTTCATTGTCAAATTGAATACTTAACAAATCCATTTCAGTTTCACCTAACGGATTAGTACTCAAGTATCCTACAACTACTCCTCCTTCAGGTTTCGTTAGTTCCAATCTACTTAGCCCTGATCTAAACTTACCAGGGTAAACATCTAATAATGTTTGCCAGTTTATTTCAGTACCGCCTCTTACTGGTATGATTTCTAAATCATTTCTAATTAAATTTTCACCAGGAGCCATTAACTTTGCATTATTGTTGTTCAATAGTAAAGAAAAATTTCCAGGAGTAACTACTACTGATCCAACGGGTTGACTAAATGCCAATTGACCATTTTCTGCAAGACTTCCTGGTTCTTCTGAAAATATATTAGCAATAATTTTTGTAATAATTCCTAATTTTTTAACTTTAGCAGGAGTTGTCAACCATATGGGTGTTTCAAAAGTCAACTGACAAATGTCAATATCATTGTCTGTACCTTGAGGAACTTGTCTGCTGGTCCAATTAGTACTCATTAATTCCACATAACTTAAACTTGTCCAATCTATAAAATTACTTGTAGTTTGAAGTTCTAGTGCAGGCCTAAACAATACCAGCAATTGTTCTAAAATTTGCAATTTTTGTTCAGTGTTAGTTGACCATATGTCTGCAGTAAACGTAAGTTTATAAGGCATTGGCATCAGTCGTTCTACAGTGTAATTTTCACCTTGCACATTAGCGTAATCTTCTATAGTTTGACCGTAAGTAGGACTTTCTGGATTTTCATCTACATAGCCATATTGTCTTTCTCGAATATTCATTTTGCCAACATACGTAGGATCTTGTAGCATTGCACGATTAAAATCAAGTCCTTTAATGTAGCAAGCGATAAACGGTGCAGAAGCCAAAACGTTTTCACTGTTCTTCTTTAAAGTGCTAGCAACTTGCCTAGTCATGTCACCGTAACGAACTGGAATCTGTACAAGGTTACCTCTGCTATCTTTGTAACTAAAGTTACTAAGCAATCGTATAAATTGTGTTAAGTAGCGGCGTATTTGCCCGTCATAAAAATGTTCCATTAATTATCCGCCTGTGGTCTTTGTTTCTTTAACGCCTTACTTAGGCTTTGTCTTTCTTCAACAACTGAACCTGCAATAGTTGCAGTATTACTATTGTTTATAAAACTGCCTACTTGAGTTTGCTTTGTATCAGCAGCAGGAGCAAGTGCTCCGTCTGCAGGCTCGTTAGTCATATTCATTCTCACATTACTTTCTACATACACCCAACTTTGACCGCTAAATCTAAATAATCTATTAGGCAAATAATCAGTTCTTAGATGAAATGCACCTCTTGCAGGACCATACGGAAATTCAATGCCAAAAGTATAAGGTGCTCCGTTTGGAGGCTTTCCGTCTCCTTGCAAATAACTGATATAAACATCTTTATCAGGATTTACAAATACTGAACTAGCATCTATTTCGTGTGTATCTTGGCTTGCATCCGCATCTAAACTTGTAACATCAGCAACATCTAAAGTTTGTCCGTCATCTTTTAACGGAAGAATGTAATATTGATCAGTGTCATAACCACTTAATCCTGCATCTTCTTCTGCTTGTGCAATGATTTGATTGTTAATTTCTATATTCTTACGATACTGAGACATGACATCTCGCAAAGTATTTTCTCCGTCACCTGCATCTTGATCCAATATTTGTTTAAATTCTTGACTATCAACTAAAGGTTCACATTTAGCACGTAATAAATGCGGGTACCATGTTTGACTATATCCGCTAGCAGGTCTTGTAACATCAGTTACTACATAAAATCTTTTCAATGCAACCATGTCATCACTTAATGCATACTCGTCTTTTAAGTGAGGTAATTCTAATACATCGCCTGACATTAATTTACGACCCATTAACTCTACACATCCACGTAGATGGAAAGTGATCATAATGTTGTCATTACTTAAGAAGAATCCAAATTGACTTAGGTTAAAATCTATGTCTTGCATGGTATAAATTCCACGGAAAACATACACATCTTTTTCGTATTTTCTATCCCTGTTTTCCATAAACAACACATCTTGTATTCCTAATTCAGGAATAGGATTGCCATTTACAGGGGTTGTAGGAGTTGATTCACCGTCTAGCGGATCTTCAGTTCCTATATATTTGTGTACAACAATGTCAGTTCCGCCTACTTGAAATTGCTCGTTAATAACACGATCAAGCATACGAAAGTCATTGCCTTTTTCTGGGCGGTAAAGAGATAGTCTTGGCATAGTCTTGTATTTATAGGTAAATAACTACATGAGCGAACTAGAAACTGAAAAACAAAGTGTCGTAGATTATATCCGTACTATGCTAGGTGACGGTATGATTGATGTTGAACTCGATCCTGTACATTACAATACAGCAATAGATCGATCCCTGCGTTATTATAGAGCACGAAGTCAAAACTCTGTTGAAGAAAGTTTTGGATTTTTAACTTTGCAAACAGACGTTAACGACTACACTCTTTCAGACGAAGTGATGCAAGTTCGGCAAGTTTTTAGACGCAGTATTGGATCTAGAACAGGAGGAGGCGATGGCGGAAGTTTGTTCGAACCGTTTAATCTTGCCTACAGTAATACTTATTTGTTGTCAAGCAGCAATATGGGCGGTTTAGCAACTTACTATGCTTTTGCCAGTTATCAAAAGCAAGTTGGTAAAATGTTTGGCTCCCATATTAACTTTGAATGGAATCCTACTACAAAGCATTTACATATTAGCCAGCGTCCACGTGGAGAAGAAGTAGTGTTGTTATGGATGTACAATTACAAACCGGATTTTTCTCTATTTAAAGACACATGGTCAGGTATATGGATACGTGATTATGCATTAGCAAACTGCAAAATTATGCTAGGCGAAGCACGTGAAAAGTTTAGTCAAATTGCTAGTCCTCAAGGAGGAACTAGTCTAAACGGTTCTGCACTTAAATCAGAAGGCAAAGCAGAACTAGAACGGCTAGAAATGGACTTAATCAACAACAAAGATAACCAACAACCATTGACATTTGTCATAGGATAATATAAATTATAGTATTACGAGGTAATACTATGATCATTGGAGTGTGTGGGTTTATTGGTTCTGGTAAAGATACTGTAGCAGATTATCTTACTAATATACATGAATTTCGAAGAGAATCGTTTGCAAATTCTCTCAAAGATGCAGTAGCATCAGTATTTGGATGGGACCGAACTATGCTAGAAGGCCGCACTAAACATGCTCGTCAGTGGCGAGAACAAGTAGACCCGTGGTGGGCAGAACGACTAGCAATGCCTCATCTAACACCACGCTGGATCTTACAATACTGGGGTACAGAAGTTTGTCGTAAAAGTTTCCACGATGATATATGGATCGCCAGCCTCGAAAATAAACTACGTAATAGCAAAGATGATATTGTTATTAGTGATTGCCGTTTTCCGAACGAAATTAAAAGTATTCGAAATTCAGGTGGTATTGTAGTTCGTGTAAAGCGTGGAGATGATCCCGAATGGTATCGAGATGCAGCAGATATGAATGCCGGAGATCAATGCATGAATTGGGCATTAGCAACTAGTCGAATAAAAAAGTTAAGTATTCATGCTAGCGAAACTGCATGGGTAGGAACTAAGTTTGATGCCGTATTGGATAATAACGGAACAATTGACGATTTGTATGAACAAGTTAAAAATCTGGTGTTAGATCCCCCCGGCGCCACGTCTGCTTGAGTTTATGCAATAGTCTCTGACAGTTAGCACAAACTGTTTTTAGATTTTCGTATTTGCAATTGTTAATATCTCCGTCTACATAATGTACATCAAACTGGCAGTCATCGCCTTTGAAGCCGCATCTATCACAAGCGGCTTTCTTTTTATAACCTGATTTCCTCCAAGCAGGTTTAGATTTTTCAAAACCTTTAGCACAATGATCACATATTGATCTATAATATGTACGGTCATCTTTCTTATAATTGACAGCAACAGGTCTACTATGACATTTTTTACATAAATCTCTCATACTCCACCCTTTTAGATCCCTTTTGACTAGTATTTAACCCGGTGTTTTTTAAACATTGGCACTAAATATATAGAGCAAAAACACTATTATGTGGGAGACAAAAAAATGGCTTTAAATTCACCAGGCGTAGAAGTATCAGTAATTGACGAAAGTTTTTACTTACCAGCGGCTCCGTCCACTGTACCTATGATCTTTGTTGCATCGGCAGCAAACAAACAAAATGCAAGCGGCACAGGCTTAGCGGTCGGAACTGATCCTGCTAATGCCGGTAAAGTATATTTAATTACTAGCCAACGAGATTTATCCGATACGTTCGGTACACCGTTGTTCTATACAGACAGCAGTGGTAATCCTGTTCACGGCGGGGAACTAAACGAATATGGTCTACAAGCAGCCTATTCTGTATTAGGCGTAAGCAGTCGTGCATACGTTACTCGTGCTGACTTAGACTTATCACAATTAACACCGCAAGCAAGCGCACCTACAGGGTCTCCAGTAGATGGAACATACTGGGTAGATACTTCGAACACTAGATTTGGTGTGTTCGAGTGGAATGGAACTAGTGCAGCATTTACTAACAAAATGCCTCTAGTTATTGACAACGATAACGCTGCTACTGCAACAGTAAGCGGAGCAGGAGTTACTCCTAAAGCAAGTTTTGGTTCTAACGGACAATATGCTATTGTTGTAACAAGTGATAACACAAATACTTTATGGTACAAAAATTCTAGCGGAAATTGGGTTGCAGTAGGTACTGACTTTGAAACAAATTTTAACAATACAGATACATTTGCAAGTTCTAGTTGGAAAACCAGTTTTCCAACGACAACTGGTACAGTATCGAGCCCGGACTTAACAGGTTACAACGGTAACACTTTGCTTATTAATGGCGAAGTTGTTACATTAAGCGGTACTACTATTAGTGCATTAGCATCCAGCATTAACGCAACAATGCGTACAAAAGGTGTTGGAGCACGTATCAATGCAGGTGGCTTTATTGAATTATATTCTGATGCAAGAGCAAGAAGCAACGGTACTGTATTAGATGGAAAAATTACTATTGCAGAAGGTACTGGATTAGTTGATATGATAACTGATGCGGGCTTAGCAGAAGGAACATTTAACAGTCCCACACTATTCCAAGGTCCCCATACTAAGTATCCTGATTTTAGCAATTTCCCTACAGGATCTGTATATGTAAAAACTACAACACCTAATACTGGTGCAGATTGGTATGTTAAAACATACGATAACGGTAGTTCTGCATTTACTTTAATGAGTGCTCCTATATACACTGATCCCCAAACTGCTATTAATAACATTAATGCAACTGGTGATATTACAGTAGGTTCTGTATTTGTACAACAAAACTACCAAGGTGGCGTTGGAACAGCATCTACTTCAACTGTAACTCCTCAATTAGCATCATATAAAATATGGCGTAGAAATGCAACAGGTGCTACTAAAATATCTTCTGTCGCTACAACTGACACAGTTACAACAGCATCAAGTTTTGTAATTGCAGAAGGCTTAGCAACTTCTACAAATGGTGTTGCAGATTACAGTTCTGCCTACACAGTTAGTTTAACAGCAGGCGACAGTGTTGATGAT